GAGGCATTCCAAAACAACCAAGAGGTGGCAAACCTATTGGCCAAAGCTGGCGTGATATTGCAGGGCATGATTAACGGGTTGATTAAGGTTGCAACCCCCGCCATTGAAACATTGTCACGCGTATTCACCGAACCCAAACAAGCTTGGGAGGATTTCAAACAAACTTTGCAAGATGGTGCCGATTGGCTCAAAGACCAATTCGTGGATCGTGTCGTTGATTCGTTCAAGGAATTTGGACTTGGCTTTGAATCCATCATTAATACCGTTCGTGAAAAATGGAACGCATTGACGGGCGATGATGGTGAGTTGGCCGAATTGAACAAACGCCAAAAGGAAATTGAAAAGGAACAAGAGGAAATCAACAAACGCCAGGAGGAACGCAATGACCGATTCATGGCAACCGTCAACAAAGTCAAAGACGGAATCGTTAATGCGTATAACACGATTGCGGATTCCACGAAAAAGGCATTTGATAACGCCGATGCATTAGCCAACGCCGAATACAATTTGAACCGCTTGGCGGCATTGTTTACGGGGATTGTTGAGAAATACGATTTGTTGGCCGAGCAACAACGCCAAATCCGTGATGATGAGGCCAAGACCATCGATGAACGCATCAAGGCCAACGAGGAATTGGCCAAGATATTGGATGAAGGTGAACAAAAGGAAAAGGAAAATATCCAAGCCCGTATCGGCATATTGCAACAACAACAATCGTTGTTAGGATTTACCAAAGACCGCCAATTGGAGATATTGGCATTGACGCAAGAATTGACGGGCGTGGAGGCCAAGTATGCGGGATTGCGTTCCGAGCAATTGACCAACATCAACGGATTGGAACGGGAACGCATCGACCTTGCCCGTGCATTACAAGAGGGTACAATCGAGGCCAACAAGATATTGAGCGAATCCAACGCCGAATTGGCGGCCGAGGGCAAAGCACAATTTGAAGCCCGCAAACAAAATTTGTTGGATGAGTTCATGGCACGCCGCAAGCTTTTGGATGACCAAATCGCCATGCAAAAGGAAGGCACCCAAGCGTATGTGGATTCCGTCAATGAGCGCAAAATACTCGATGCCCAATATGCGGCCGATGCCCGTGCCTTGGCCAAAGAAACGGCCGACTATGAGGTCGAGCAAGCCAAGAAAACGGCGGAGGCAAAAATGGCCACATTGGAAGCGGTGTCATCATCATTGGGCAGTATCGCCCAATTGGTTGGTGAGAATAGCGCATTTGGCAAAGCCGTTGCCGTATCCCAAGCCATCATCGATACCTATGCGGGTGCATCAAAGGCATTGGCACAAGGTGGTATCATTGGCCCCGTTGCGGCGGCGGGTGTCATCGCGGCGGGTCTTGCGAATGTTCGGGCCATCATGCAAACCGATGTTCCCGAACCCCCAGGTGGTGGTGGCGGTGGATATGCGGCCGACATTCCCGCATTGATGCCATCGGTTGGAATCGTTGGGCAACAAGTGAACCCGAATGCACAAATCGCGGGGTCGTTGAATCGCAACTTGGGACAACCCCAACGGGCGTATGTTATCGGGCAAGATGTAACGACACAAACATCGTTGGATCGTGCCATTCGTAAAAATGCAACATTAGGCGGATAATCCGTTTTGGAAGTATGAGAAAGAACGCAATCAAAATTGATATGGCATTGGTAGATGATTTGAAAAGTATCATAGTCGATGCCAAGCAACACATTGGGAAACAAGAAGATGGTATTAAGTGGGCTAAAAAAACAATTGACCAATATAAAGAATTCCAAAAAATACAATCTGATGCGTTAGGCATATTGAAATCTTCATCAAAGTACCACAATCAAATCACATCAGATATTGATAAAATTCGCGCTAAATTTGGGAATAGTGCCGAAGCAATTGGGATTAATCCATCATCCATTAAGGAATATACTGAAGCATTGAAATTGCTTGGTGAAATTCGTGAAAATAATGGTGCCATTCTGGAATGGGAATCAACAATTAACAAATATTAAGTTTGAAAATCGTTGAATTGATATTGAACGAGGAGGAAGCGGCATCGGGTATCGAAGCCATTTCCATCGTTGAATCACCCGCCATTGAATCCAATTTCGTTGCCTTGAATTCACACAAGGTTGAGTTCAAAACCATCGACAACGAAAAGCGCATTTTGATGGGGCCTGCATTGATTCCCAACAAACCCATTTATCGCAATCAAGAATTGAACGGGGCGGTTGAGGAATTCTATGTGTATTTTTCAAAAGCCACAATCGAAAAGGCGGCCCAATTGTATTTGATGCGTGGCCGTCAACACAATGCCACATTGGAACACGATGGCAAATTGGAGGGGTTGACATTGGTTGAATCATGGATTAAAGAGGACATGACCGCCGACAAATCCGCCAAATACGGGATGAATGACCCCATTGGCACATGGTATGTTTCGATGAAAGTCAACAACGATGAGGTGTGGAACGACTATGTGAAAACTGGCAAGGTCAAGGGCTTTTCAATCGAAGGGTTTTTCGCCGACAAATCCACCCCGTTGTCATCGCACAAAACACCCGAACAACGTTTGGCTGAGGTGCGTGACATTTTGAGCAATTACCTAAAAACCGAACAATAAAAACTACAATATGAAAAAGATAGCAATAAAAACCGATTTGGCAAGTCCTAAAATCGTAGAGGATTTTTTTGAAAAGGGAAGGGCCTTTATTCAAGAAAGAAAAGATTCAGCACAAAAAATGATTTCTATCGCTACAAAATACAATAAAGACGCGGCAAAATTAGCACAACAAATGGAAAAGGCGGCTAAAGATTTGGAAAAATCCGTAAAACAAATAGGGATTGATGTTAATGATTTTCCCGAAATTGAAGCAACGTTAAAATATGCGGAAAAGGTAGGAGAATTGCAAAATTCTTACGCCCGTATTGCTATGCTTATCAATAAGGAGTTATCATAATTACCTAAAAACCGAACAATAAAAACTACAATCGTTTGTCAAATATGAGTAACGCAAAAGAAACATTGAACCGCGTAATGACGGCCTTGGGTATGAAACCCGAAGCCACCATCGAGGTTGAAATGGCGCAAAAGAAAACCGCCGATGGCGAGATTGTTCTTGATTCAGAAAACTTCGCAATTGGCGAACCCGTTTTCATCGTAACCGAGGAAGGCAACATCCCCGTACCCCAAGGCCAATATGTTTTGGAAGATGGCGTGACCATCGAAACCGATGAAATGGGTATCATCGTTGAGGTATCAACCGAAGGCGAAGAGGTGACCGAAGAGGTGACCGAGGAAATCGAAGCCGAGGATGTCCCCATGAAGGAAGAGGTAGGTGAAATGGCCGCCGCCCCCAAGAAGGTTGTAAAAAGCAAAACCGAAATGGAGGAAGCGTATTTCAGCAAAATCGAAGCCCGTTTGAGTGCCATCGAATCAACCAACGAAGCTTTGAAAGCCGAAAACATCCAATTGGCCGCCGAAAACGAAGAATTGAAAAAAGCGTTGGCAAGCGAACCCGCCCCACACGCAAAGTTCAATCCCGAATCTAACCCCGAGCGTGTTGCCAATTTCCGTATCGGCGCACAACGCCAGGAAACTATCGCCGACCGAGTATTCAACCAACTTTTTTCTTAATAAAAAAACCAAAAAACACCATGAATAATTACAAATTCTCTGGGCCAACTGTTTCCCCCAACACCTACGCGGGCCAGTTTGCGGGCAAGTACATTGCCGCCGCCCTTTTGTCAGGCGAAACACTCGCCAAAGAATTGATTACCGTTCACCCCAATGTTGCATACAAAGAGGTGATTCGCAACTGGCAGAACAGCGTAACCATCGCCGATGCAACTTGTGATTTCACCGATTCTTCAAGCATCACCTTGGGTGAATATGTTTTGACCACCGTTGAAAAGCAGGTGAATTTGCAGTTGTGCAAAAACCAATTGCGTACCACTTGGGAAGCCGCACAAGCAGGTTTCAGCGCATTCGAGAAATTGCCCGCCGATTTCAACGAATTCTTATTGGCACAAGTTGCCGCCGAGGTTGCACAAGGTATCGAACTTGGAATTTGGAAATCTTCCATGTTCTATGATTCAGCCGTAACCGCTGGTCAAGATGGTATGTTCGGATACTTGGCCGACAATAGCGCCATCGCCGTTACCGCTACGGGTGCAAATAGTGGTTCCAATGTCGTTGCCCGTTTGCAGTCAATGTTGGATGCATCTCCCGCCGCTTTGTATGGCAAAGAAGGTTTCCAATTCTATGTTGGCCCCTTGACAATGAAAGCTTACCAAGCCGCTTTGTCTGCTGGTAACTACAACTTCCAATTCTATGTTGGTGAGAAACCCATGAACTTCCAAGGCGTTCCCGTGACTATGTGTCCAGGTTTGAACGATAGCGATTGTGTATTGGGCTTGAAATCTGACCTCCACTTCGGAACTGGTTTGTTGAGCGATACCAACGAGGTAAAGGTCATCGACATGAGCGATATCGATGGATCACAAAATGTTCGCGTTATCATGCGCTTCACTGGTGGTATCATCGCCTCTAACCCAACACAACAAGTTATTTTGAATGTATCTTAATCGGATACATAACCAATAACCAAACGGGGGCGGGAACCAAACCCCGCCCCCTTTTTTTTACCAAATTAAAATAGAATAAAATGGCTTGTAATACATTAGCAAACAGATACGAACCGTGCAAACAATTTGTCGGTGGTATCCGTGGTGCGTTCTTCGTACCATTTGAATTTTCAACCGTTGTTTCAAAGGATGCCGCTGGATTGGTAACCTCATTGAACGATGGTGCGGGTACCCCCGTAAACCGCACGGGATATTTTTGGGAATTGAAAGGTTTGTCAACCATCGAAACCGCCATCACCGCATCACGCGACAACGGCGTTTCCATGTACGACACCACATTCACATTGTCATTCAAACCAAGTGGCAACACCCCAACCACGGGCGATTCCGATATGGACTTGGCCAAAACTTTGGTTCAGGGCCGTTGGCAGGTGATTGTATGGGATCGCAACGACCAATTTTGGTTGTTGGGTGAGGTAAACGGATGTGATGCCAATGGTGGTACTTTGTCTTGGGGCGTTCAATTGGGCGATGCTCATTTGTACACCTTGACATTCCAATCAATGGAAAAGAACCCACCCGCCATCGTGGATGCCGAAACCTATGCCGAAATGTCGAGCGTAATCACCATTGCGTCTTAATCATTTGTTTTCATAAGTATGTTGATTGGGGGGGGCTTCGGCCCCCTTTTTCATTTGCGAACAAAAACGGCGGTTTTCGTTTTACAAGTATGGTCATTAATAACACAACCACATCCGTGTCGTTTTACCCGTTCGTTGATTTCGGGTCATTGGCAACGGCAACGGTCGAGGTGTGGCACAAACCAACCAAAACGATGGTGAGCGATACGGGTACAATTACCCGCAACGGAACGCAAATCACCATCACCATGCCCGATATGTCAACATTGCCCGCCGAGAACCTGGATATGGTATTGATTCGCATTTACGATTCAACCATCATGGTGTGGGAATACTTGGCCACATGGTCAACGGGCAACACCAATATCAACAACACATACAAAACTTGGCAAACCACCACGGGTACAACACCCCAATGGGTTACATTATGAGCAATTTGAAATTTATCGAACTTGGGTCGTACACATCACCCGCTATTGTTGAGCAAAAAAACAAAGCTTGGGTTGAGTATGGTGCCGACAACAATTACTATGGGTATTTGATTGACCTTTTTTACGGGTCACCCACTAACAACGCCGCCGTCAAAGGTGTGGCCGACATGATTTTTGGCCAAGGGTTGGAGGTCGTAAAAGCCGACCGCCATTTGAAGGGGTATGTTGAATTCAAACAATTGTTCAATGATGAGTGTTTGAGGAATTGCGCCATGGATTTGAAGATGTTGGGTCAATGTGCCTTTCATTTGGTCAAATCTAAAGACCGCAAAAAGTATGTGCGCGCCTATCATTGGCCAATTCAGACGCTACGCCCCGAAAAATGCAACGATGAGGGCGATATCGAAGGATATTATTATTGTGCCGATTGGACAAATTTGAAGCGTGGGCAACAACCCAAGCGTTTTGATGCGTTCGGATTTGATGACAATGCCAACGAATCCATCTTGGTGGTCAAACCCTATTCAACTGGCAATTTCTATTTTGCCCCCGTTGATTATCAGGGTGGCACTCAATATGCCGAGTTGGAAACCGAAATCGCCAACTACCACATCAACAACATCAAAAATGGATTGGCCCCATCAATGTTGATTAACTTCAACAACGGGCAACCACCCGCCGAGGTCAAGGACATGGTGGAGGCACAAATCGCCGCCAAATTCCAAGGGTCGAGCAATGCGGGCAAATGGATCATTTCATGGAACGATGGCAAGGACACATCCGCCGACATCACTCCCGTGCAATTGAGCGATGCCCACAACCAATATCAATTCCTTTCAACCGAATGTACCACCAAAATCATGTTGGCGCATCGTATCGTGTCCCCTATGCTTTTGGGCATCAAGGACAACACGGGATTGGGGAACAACGCCGAGGAAATCAAAAGCGCATCCATATTGTTTGACAATATCGTGATTCGCCCGTTCCAACGAATGTTGATTGAGGCGGTTTCCAAGGTTTTGAACGCCAACGATATTTCATTGGAATTGTATTTCAAGACATTGCAACCGCTTGAATTCACCGATTTGTCGGGCAAGGCCGTTGATGCCGAAACCAAGGAAAAGGAATATGGCTTTGGCAAAGTTGAATTGGAATCATACACCGATTACCCCGATGGCGCAAAGAACAACGCCAAACGAGCTTTGGAATGGGCCGAAAAAAACGGGTGGGGGGACTGCGGGACCCCCGTGGGAAAGACAAGGGCGAACCAACTGGCCAATGGTAAGCCGATTTCGCGTGACACGATAGCACGCATGGCCGCATTCCGCCGACATGAGGGCAACAAGGACACGCCGTATTCCGAGGGATGCGGTGGTTTGATGTGGGACGCATGGGGCGGTGATGCTGGAATCCGATGGGCGGAAAGCAAGTTGAAGGAAATCGATTTGTCAGAACGCCCCGAATTCACAAAGGAGGATGAAAACGCATGGTTGGAACACCTATCCAACAAGGGCGAAACCATCGACACCAATTTGTGGGATTTGGTGGAGGAAACCCCCGTCACGGATGACGGCGAATATGCCTTTTTCAAACGATTTGCCGATCCCGAAGGTCGAAGCAAGGATGACAAGGGCGTGTATTTGATACGCTATCGATATGCACCGATGCAAACGGCGGGCAATTCCCGTGTGTTTTGCAAGAACATGGTGGCCAACGCCAAAATGGGCGTGGTGTATCGCCGTGAGGATATTGACCAAATGGGTGATGAGGGCATCAATGGCCAGTTCGCACCCAAGGGCAAGACCACATATTCGATTTGGAAATACAAGGGCGGTGTAAATTGCCACCACCAATGGTATCGTTTGACCTACAAACGCAAACAAATCAAAGGGAAATTCATCCCATTGACACCCGAAGAAAAGGCCGAGAACATTCGCATGATTGAGGAAACATATAAACGGGTATCAAACCAATCCGCCAACACGGCGGGTGTACCATTCAGCCCCCCCGATTGGGGTGTGGCATCCACAAAAACCATTGACCTCCCAAACCAAGGTCGAATTGTAAGAAAATAAGCCATGTACGCAAACGATGATGCATTACTAATTACCCGCGATGAGTTGTTCAAATACACTCAATTGTCGGGGAATTTTGACATTGACAAAATTACCCCTTTTGTAAAGGTGGCGCAGGACATCCAGGTTCAAGAATTGTTAGGTACCAAGTTGTACCGCCGCATTTTGACGGATGTAAAGAACGGCACCTTGTCGGGTAACTATTTGACATTGGTTTCGGAATACATCCAACCGATGTTGATTCACTATTCCATGTGTGACCTTTTGTTGTTCCATGGCTACGAGGTAAGCAATGCGGGCATCGTTCGCAACACCCCCGAATCAACGACCTTGCCATCGAAGGAGGAAATTGATGCATTGGTGGCACGCCAACGGAATATCGCCGAAACTTATCGCCGCAGGGTGGTGGATTATTTGTCGTACTATCCGCAATATTTCCCCGAATACACGGCAAGCCAAGAGGCGGGCGAATACCCCAATTCCAACCCATCCAATTTTGTCACTTGGAACCTATAAAAAAACCCTACAAACCGAAGCCCGAAAAGGTGGCCAAGTTGACCGCGTACATGGACAAGTTGCCAAAGGTTCGGTGTGAGCTTTTCAAACGCACGGCCAAGGCCATTGCGATTGTCTTGTTGTTGACATCGTGTTCGGCCGAGTGGCACATCAATCGTGCCATCAAAAAAGACCCCACGATTTTACACCCCACCGTGTTCACCATCGATACCATCGTTGTAACGCAACCACACACGATTTACGACACTTTCATTTCAACGGAGTACGATACCATGGTCGTGGAAGATTCGTTCGTTTATACGCAAATTATACGCGAAAAAGACATCATCAAGGTGTACACGAAATGCAAGGGTGACACGATTAGGATCACCAAAAGCGTAAATGTGCCGCAAGTGGTATATGTGGAACGATTGAAAAAATGGCAATTGGCAACATTTTGGGCGTTTATCGTTTTACTATTGTTGACACTTGTCAAAAAAATCACGCGATGAAACATTGGGAAACACCATCAAGGTCATCACCACAAGGAGGTGGAACGCGGGGTTGCCTTTGCAGGGACAACACCTATTCACGCAAATGTTGTGATGGATCGTTGAGGGCGCAAGGGATTGGAAACATCTCCCGCACGGAACCCGTGACATACATTGTAACGCAAGCGAACGACTATTTAATCACACAAAACGAAGACAAGCTTATCACCAATGGCTAATATTAAAATCACCCAACTCACCGAAATCGTAGCCCCCGCAAATGAGGATGTATTGCCCATTGTTGATGTATCGGGCGATATCACCCAAAAGGTACAAGCGGCAAACCTACCCATCTCAACGGCCACACAAACCGCCCTTGATGCCAAACAAGCGACCCTTGTTTCAGGAACAAACATCAAAACCATCAACTCCACTTCGTTGTTGGGTTCGGGAGATATTAGCATCGCTGCCAACCCTGCTGGAACGGACGGCCAAATTCAGTTCAATTCCTCATCTGCCTTTGGTGCTGATTCTAATCTTTATTGGGATAATACCAATAAGCGGTTGGGGGTTGGGACGAGTTCGCCAAGTTATGGATTAGATGTTTCACAAGATATTAATGGAAATTTGTTTGCCCGTTTACGAAATACGAATGCATCAGGATTCGGAATGCAACTAAACGCTGGGTCTGGACTTTCTACATATACTTTGCAATGGGCGAATTTTGTAGGTGCAGGTGGTGGTAGATTGTACCCCGATGGTGTTAGCATAGGG